TACCGAGTTGCCAACGGTAGGTTCACGGACAGTTAACGTGGATCCGATCACACGGCATTCCGGGGTGGTCTGCAAAAAAAAGAGGGCAGAAACTTTTTCGGCTATCGTGCCCAGGAGCTCATCATGTCAGGGTTACCTTAGATACTGAGTCTGTGCTTACGTTGTAACTAGGTATGTATTGCAATTAAAAGAGGGCAGCCCTTATTAGGGGCTACCCTCTACCGCTTATGCTGTTGCCAAGGTGCGTTATTCCTCCGACTCTTAGTCAGTTGGATCCTGTATTAGGACTCTTCCGAGTTCGTCAACTGTTTCCTTGCCACGTATGCAGCAGCTACGATAGCTACTACAAACAGGCCGAACCAGTTCACCAGACCTAGCACAAAACCAACGATGTCGAAACCGACGCCGATGATCGTGAAGATCCAGCTCGCAAGAGGTGTAAACACGAGAAGGGCGGCTGCTACCACCCATACCCGGTTTTCACTCCAGAGTTTGTCCATTTTCACCTCCTTTCCTTGGTGTAGGGGACAATAAAAAGAGGGCAGCCTTTGCTAGGGGCTACCCTCAATTGATCCCGCTTGTTCTGTTGCCAAGGTGCGTTACTCCTCCGACTCTTAGTCGATCAGCTGCAAGAGCATATCGTTAGATACGCTTGTAACCTGCACGCTCGAGAGCGTCACAGATTGCTTCTACAACGAACAAGGATTCATCCCTGTCAGCTGCAGCCTGCTGCTCTGCGGTGCGTCCGCTAGTAAGACCGATCCGAAGACCGTCTACCAACGCCGCTCCGAAGAGACTAGCTGTTTGTGCCATTGTTCACCTCCTTTCCTTGGTGTAGATGGGTAATAAAAAGAGGGCAGCCCTTGGTAGGACTACCCTCTAGTATCATGAATACTATTCGCTATTACTAACGATTAGTATCCGGCCTGTATACGAACGGCGTACCTGGATCAGTAGTTGCTAAGTGATGCATTAAAGCATTGTACATAGGAAGGCTAGCTATGCATGATTCGCATTCACCATCCTTCAGCTGATCGTACCGGTATCGCCCATCGCAAGACAGACATTTGTATAACATTTGCAATATCATATATCCTCCTTATTTGTAGTGGCTATGTATAGTGCATGGTGGTGGAATGAGTACCCATATATGGATACCCATCCCACCCACACAGGCTAGGCTATTTAGTCGCCTCTATATGGATAATTGTACCCATACGTAGGCTAGTTAATTGCCTGCTAGTTATGTTGTTACTGTCCATGATATATTGCACTGCATTACTGTAGTTATTCTTACAGTATGTCCTTGCAACACTATAGACAGTGTCACCATATGACATAGTATGAGTAGCAGCCTCACAGCTGAACTCATCATACGCCTTACCGGTGTACATTACTAGCCCTATGAATGCAGCTATTGCAGCTACAAACATAAGCACCTTTGCTTTGTTGTTATGTGCCATTGTTTCCCTCCTTTATTGGGTTAGTTGTGGCAAAAAAAAGCACAAGCATTGTTAGTGCATGTGCTAGTAATATTCTTAGTAGATACCCCCCATACTCCGGTGGGCACGTTAAAGATTACGTTGTATCATATGTTATAATAGTTAGTGGCCTAAAATTTTTCCCTATTTTTTAGACCTAATGAACTTTATACTAGTTTATATAGGTTAGAGCCCATTATGGAGTCGGCCGGAAAAATATTTTGGATATTTATGCCTACGAGTTGACAAAGACCATAAGAGTCGATAGATTATCCCCTACGTCGGTGTCCGCCGGCGATAAAAACCACTAATCATATAGGAGAATCAAAATGCCACGTAAAAAGGTATACCCAGAAAGCGTATACGTAGAAACACAGGAGGACGAAGAAATGATCGAAGAGATCATGGACACCTATAGTGCCTCTAATTTCTTTAACAAATACCCTAAACAAGACTACGAATACGATTCTGACAACTACGATGGATACAGTAGCTACTGATTATGAAAAAGGAAAACACCAATATGCTCACACTCACTGATAATATGAGAATAACAACAGATAAGGCGATAATAATCGATGAAAGACTAATGGCTTCACCATTGGGTAATAGCTTTCACAACTTACTGTTAAAAAACCATGATGTATATTATTTTAATATGAAAGATTATAACTATCCAGACCTATCCTGTATACAGATACAGAAAAGCGTGTATGACACCTTTCAGGTAGGATATAAGACAATTACATTTATAGGATATAAAGAATCCTGTGAATTGTTCTATAGTCTATATAACCTTAAATCATTTGTATTTGATTCAGTAATATTGGTTGAGCCTAAGAACCATAATACTAAATTGTTTAAAAAGCTCAAGGGCAAGACTAACTCTATACTTTGTATCAATAAGGAACGCTATAACACGTTCTACGAAGATACAAATAACAATTACTCTGTACAGTACTTAAAGACGTTTTTACCCTTTACGCACTCTCCTAGAGTGGCTAAAGAGGTTCTAGGGTGGTTAACCTGTGGAGTTTATGGACAAGCTTACTTAGATGACCCACATGGGAAGCTTTTTAAGCTTAGTTAAGCCCGACGCTCTAAATCGTCAGGATCTATAAACACAACAGTGTCTAGATCATCAATGATCCCCTTGACTATCTCCTCAACATGTTTATCCGTGATTGAGGAGGTGTCTTGGATCATTTCCCATTGGTCTAGGCTAAAGTAAGAAAAGCACAAGGTTTTATATTTGTTGCGCAGAATCGCAATAACGCCAGCTTCGCCCTCGTCAGAAAGGTAATCAACGACAACCATGTTGTCTACGTCGTTACTACCAACAAAGTTCTTAATGAGTTCCCATATATTCATGGCTCTCCTTTATAAGCATATTAATATAGTACCCTGAATCAAGAACTAATAAGATTAAAAAAAGAAAAAAATTTTGCGCGGAAAAGCGGTTAAAATTAGAATAAATCCTTTTGAGGGTCATCTGCCATCTTAAGCAAGAGATCTCTTGAATTTAGATAAATCTTAACAGCCAGATCATAGATCTCGGTATCTTTAGGCGGATTCTTCTTTATTTCGAACAACATCATCTGTCCGATTTTCATCCGTAAAAAAAATATCATCATTTTGTTCTGACATTAAAATCTCCAAATAAAGCTAACAATTTTTAAATAATACTTAATTAGTAGCTGTTTCATCTAACTCTACCCATACCTCTCCGCATTCTCTGCAATCTACTTCGTATCTCATAAAACCTTCATTATTCTTAGTCAGTTCCGTAACCATTAGATTAGGCGGATACGGACAATCAGGACAACTGGTCGGGGAGCACGCCATTAGTAATTAACTCCTTAAGTTCTTTAAGAAGATTTTCATCTTCTCTTATTTTAGTTATAGCTTGTTCTCTACCTTGAGAGAAGGATTCTCCTCTATAGTAAACCCATGCGCCTTTTTGAGTGAAAACTCCAACCTGCATTGCAGCGTCAAATACGCAACCAAACTTGTCTATACCTTTTCCGTACATAATATCGAACTCAGTTAACTTCATTGGAGGAGACATCTTATTCTTGATGACCTTTACTTTTACCTTAATTCCAACAGAGTTACCAAGCTTATCTTTTAGGTCTTCTTTTTTTCTAATATCAAGTCGGACTGAAGCTGCGTATCTTAAAGCAAAACCACCTGGGGTAGTTTCTGGGTTACCAAACATTACACCAATCTTATTTCTAATTTGGTTAATAAATATTATAAGAGTTTTATTCTCGTTTGCTAATGAAACTAACTTACGCATTGCCTTAGCCATCATGCGCGCCTGCAACCCCATTTGGGAAGACTCCATATCACCTTCAAGCTCTGCCTTAGGTATTAAGCTGGCAACTGAGTCGACAATAACTACGCCAATTTCACCTGTTCTAATAAGCATGTCTACAATTTCTAGTCCTTCTTCACCATATGAAGGCTGTGCTAGAAGAAGCTTATTTAGGTCAACTCCAACCGCAGTCATGTAGACCGGATCTAAAGCATGTTCGGCATCAATATAAGCACATGTTAATCCCATCTTTTGAGCTTCGGCAACAAGCGATAAAGCAAGTGTCGATTTACCTGACGATTCAGGCCCATATATTTCTACTACTCTACCAAGTGGTAATCCACCAATACCGAGAATATTATCTAGTGGCAATGCTCCAGTAGAAACTGCTGGCCAAGGTTCAGACTTCTTATTACCAAGGATCATTACCGATCCAATGCCAAACTGTCTTTCTAACTGAGCAATTGCTATTTCTAAAGTTTTAGATTCTTTTTGTTCTTTTGGTTCTTTTGACATAGCACCTAGTATACCATGCCGGTATATACAATTTGGCATTATAAAAAGTTGTTTTGTGCGGTCTTTAAATATTTACTTTTGGTATACTGTATCAACAACATAGCTAGGAGACAGCATGAAATCTATTCATAATTTAAATTACGATTACTTAAGAGCAGTCAGAATGTTAGAGAAGTCAATTAATACACCTATGGATCTAGTGCGTTTTTGGTCATTAAGTGGCCCTTGTTTAGAAGATCAGCCCGAAATAGAAAAAATAATAAAAAAAGATTGGCAATGACTTGACAAGAGTGCAAATGTTTGGGTATACTTTTTTTCCCCAGCCCTATAGAAGCCTCTTAGTGAGTTTAAAGACTTACGGTAGTTACTATATTATCATATCATTACTTACGGTTTTGAATGTGGCTAAAGATAGGGGTCTGATCTCATGAAGATCTATCAGATATATATGCCAGACTTATCCGTGTACGTTAAGTACAAGCTTCTGGATCCAGATGAAGTTAAAGAATTTTTAGAATCAATCGATACTACGAATCTTCCTAATGTTAAAAAACTGATATTGGAAAATACGGTTTATAATATGAAGACTGAAGTAACTGAAGCATTAAGACTAATGCCTAGAGATTCTGCAGAAAAATGTATAGCATCTCTCTATAATGGATGCATTATGCTTAACCCAGGTCTAGATATTGATAGCTGGGTTTCTTTAGCTAATCCCGATTGGATGAACCCATTTGCTGACAACAAGTTAGATTTGGACGAAGAAAACTTTGACTTCGATAAAGTAAAAGATATGCTTAGAGGCTCTACTAAGCCTAAGCCTGCACCTCAAAAGGGTAAGCCAAAGAAGATATCTAAACAAAAATTCCTAGACTTAAAAGACCACCTAGAATCTAATATAATTGGTCAAAACGAAGCTGTATTAGAAGTCTTTAATGCACTAAAAAGATCGCAAGCTGGTTTATCGGACGACAACAGACCATTGGGTATTTTCTTGTTTGCCGGAGCATCCGGCGTAGGAAAGACGCACTTAGCCTCAAGTCTAAACAAATATCTATTTGGCGAAGACGCGCAAATGGTGAGAATAGACTGTGGAGAGTATCAACAAAAGCACGAAAACCAAAAACTAATAGGATCACCTCCAGGTTACGTTGGACACGACGAAGGTGGGCAACTAGTTAACCTAGTTAAAAAGAATCCAAATACAGTTGTGCTGTTAGATGAAGTGGAAAAAGCTCATTCGGATATGTGGAATACTTTTTTAAGAGTCTTTGAAGACGGAGTACTTACAGATGGAAAAGGTGAGCAAGTTAGCTTTCGCAATACTATAATTATATTAACTACCAACTTAGGTAATGAAAAAATAGTAGATCACCTCACAATGGGGGGAACTGGTTTTACTAAAGACACACGTGCCAAGTTATTTACAAGAGAGATGCCACCAAGAGAAATGGTGGAAAGAATAACAGCAGAATCTGTTAAAAAACATTTTAGACCAGAGTTTATTAATAGACTAGATAAGATTATTGTTTTTAATCATTTAAACAAATCTAACTACGAGAAAATAGCCGAACTAGAAATGTTTGCAGTTGCAGAAAAATTAACTAAAAAAGGTTTTACTGTAAGTTACACAGATGAAGCAATAGAGGCTTTAGTCGAAAATGGTATAGATTCAGTTCAAGGTGCAAGAGGATTATCTAAAGCAAGAAGAGATTTGATAGAAACTCCATTAGCCGATATCTTGATTGGTTCAAACATACCAAGAGGTTCATTGTTTGAAATTGGTTTCAGTAACGATAAGTTTACTTTAAAGACAACAAAACCACAAAAAAAGAGTTTGAATAATAAGATAGTAGAACAATAGAGTTACTATAATAACATAACTTACAAAAGAGGTGTTTATGGCAAGAGCTATTAATGCAATAACAAGACCAATCTCAACTGCACGCGCCATGGCAAGAGGCGCAGAGTTTGGTAAATTTAAGGGCAATATGGCCGATAGAGGGACAAGGTTCGCTATAGGTGCACTTGGCGGTACTGCTGGTTTATCTAAGACTAAGCGGATATATAGGCGATTCAAAGCATGTATTCGATAAGGCTATATTAGCCAGAGGTGGAAAAAGAATTTCTGGTGCAGTTGCTATGGGTGCAGCTATTGGCGGTATAAGAGGAAGAACAACTTCCGGCCTTAATAAGGGCAAATCCGGCGGAATGTACCAATATTAAACGGAGGTTTAATCTAATGGCAATCCCCAGGTCAGTAGTTAACACTGCTAGTACTTTATATGGCGGTTCAGGCGTTGTAGCTAAGTCTAAAGCAGGAAAAACATTCTCTCATGCAACAAGAGAACTTGGTCCTATAGGTAAAAGGATACATAGTTTTCTTCAAAGCGGTCCAGAAAACAGTCTTGGTAGAAGAGCTATAACAACCGCAAGAGCTGTTATGGACTATAGAGGCCGCGGCCTTGCTAGGCTAGGTGACTTGCCACAGGGCGCTGAAACGGTTTCGAAAAGAGTCGCTAGTGGAGGAAGGCCATCAGCAGGTAATCCTCGTGGTTTGGTAATAGGTTCAGACCGTGGACCAATTAGTTCACGAACTAAAATTAATATAGATCCATCAAATAATAAGTCTATCGACTATAGAGTTCAAGGATATTTTCCTGGCGGAACAAGAGGGATGGGTAATGTTGGTACAGGCGGACAGTTTATGTCTAATCCAATGGCAGCACAAACTATAAGAAACAGAAACAGAAGAATATTTGGCTATGGAGCTGGCGCAGCAGGTCTTGGTATGGCTAATGCTTCTATAGATAGAAGAGGCTACTCTAGGCGTAAACCAAACCCTCAGCCATCTGGTAGAATAGGTACACCCAAAGGATTGGGTAGAAACGCGTAAGGATGTTTGGTTATGAGTGATTGGAAAATGCATCTAAATAAAAATGGTGACTTTGAATTAGCTAGCTTTTTGTATAAGACAATAAATAATTTAATGAAACAGTCTCTAGATATGGGCACCATGCTGTCTTCTGATAATCAAAAGCTCAGGGCATATAAAGAACAAACTAAGAAGATGTTTAAACAAAAATGGTTTGATGTTGCTCAGTCACTTGAGCATTTTGATATTATACAAAAGTGCACATGCTTTTCAGACGAAAGAGAATCTTACTGCGAAGTATGCAAAGGTGCTAGATATATAACTAGTTCTCATTTATCAGCAGATCAGATGAGAGAAATTGGCGTTTTTACTAATGCAAATCAAAGTGATGATCTTATCGCAAGATTAGAAAAAGGTCTTCAAGAAGTCTTAAACGATTTAAGATAATTTTGTTGTGCGGCAGATGTAATCATTCTATGATTTTAGTATTAGATGATACAGCAAAGAGAAAAAGCACTAGCAGCATAGATTACTATTGCTGCTATTGTAAAAGTGCTCATGTAGAGAAATATGAGAATGGTAATTTAAGATCTATTGATTGGATTGACTTTAATGTCTGATATTGAAAAGTATAATAAAAATAGTTTTTTAAAAACATTTGAATCGTTGAGGCCTGATTTGTTCTTCCCGGAAGAATGGACAGAAGAACAAAGAAGTAAAGCTTCCGATTTAATTAGACCGCAAAAAACCAGAACTTCTATGTTTGCATCTATACCCATGAGGTGTGAAGCAGTAAAATGTATATTTGCTTCTACATGCCCGCTACATAAAGAAGATCTTGCTCCAAAGGGTGACCCATGTCCAATAGAGATGTCTATGGTTTCTCAATTTACTTATGAATACATGGATCAACTAGAAGTCAGCCCAGAGAATTTAGTAGAGGTATCAATGGTTAGGGATTTAGTTGACCAAGAAATACAATACGTAAGAAAAACTAAACTACTAGCAAAAGAGCATTTTATACAAGAAAATATAATTGGTATAGACCCAAATAGTGGAGAGCCAATTTTAAAGAAAGAATTGCACTTAGCAGTAGAGTTAGAAGATAGATTGCATAAGAGAAGAAAAGATCTTAGGAATCAGCTTTTGGCGACTAGAGAAGCAAGAGCTAAAGCCGGCCAAACACAACTCGATACAGCACAGGCAATATCAGAAATAATAGACAAAGTTCAGTCTATGGAATTAGAACGTGAAAAGTTAATAAAGAAGAAGCTAGGAACTCTTGAGGTAGACGACTACATAGAGGCACAACAACCAAGCGAAAAAGACGACCAAGATGCCAAGACTTAATCCGGTTAAAAAAGACAGCTTAGTAACTGAATTTTTAGGTCGTAGTGGTTCTACGTTAAGAGGTTCATCTACGTCGTCAAGAGTAGTCTCAGGAACTGCTGCGCAAATTGAACAAATATTTGGAACACCAGATAAGTTCATGGAAAGATACCAAACACTGCAGACAATGTATTCTACCTTTTTAGAGAATCCAGACATGTTGAGTAAATCTGCTTCTTCAAAAGCTTTGGAGTTAGCTAAGGCAACTGGAAGAATGGATCTAGGTTTACTGACACTAGATGCCAAACAAAGAATACAGCGATTTGCCGCAGAGGAAGTTTATAATCTTCCTACGTTAGTCCAAAGGTTTGGAATGCCCGGCAGAGATCTACCAAGTGGAAACGCATATAGAGCGTTAACGCAATATGACGTAAGAGACCCTCAAAGTCATCCTGCTCTGGCAACTCTTTCAAGTATGTATTTTAATATTGATCCAAATAAATCTTTAATAGAATCTTTCGCTTATGCTATGAACCCTTTGTCTATGACCGAAATGGCATCTAATGCTAATCAAATTTTACCTGGTCGGACAATTAAGTCCATTTGGACAAAGGCCTGGAGCAGGACTAACAAAAAGAATGTTAATTCTTGACTCAGAAACAACTGGCCTTGGAGATAACTCTAGGATAAGATCTCTTGCAACAACAGAAGCAACAATGAGTGATACTGGAGACGTAGCAATAGGTGGGCCAAGTAGTATTAGGAAATTATTTTTTAGACAACCAGGGATGGAAGGTGGAGTGATACAAACTCCAGCTGGGCTAAGGAACTTAGCCGAAGGAGTTAACGAACTTGAGGGTGGACTATCAATAGATGTCGCTAGAAACCCAGCAGCAGCAAGGGCTGCACTCGGTGCTGAAATGGAACACTATTTATCTTATGACACATTAGCAATTAAAAACGCATCGTTCGACTTAAGACAGCTTATACAAACAGCTCAAAATACTCCAGGATATGAAACAGATAAAGCTTTTAGGGAAACAGTTTTAAAATTCTCCGAAAGAATAAGTTCTGATCCAAGTTTTATAACTGATGTAGATTTTTCAGGCAGACTTTATATGAGTCAAAAATTTGATCAATACGCCACTAGCTTCATGGCTGCTGCAGCAACGCCGGGTAGCCCGGAAGCAGTTAGGCTATCTCAAATAGCTGGCTATGGAGTTGACATAACAGATGAACAACAGGTTCGTAGCGCATTATATGCAAGGACAGTCGGATCTGCTAAGTTATTCCAGGAAATTGATTTAGGTGGAAGTTTTACTCCTAATACAATGGAAAACTTAGGATTAACAACAAATCTTTTTGAATTAATACACGCAGAAGCAAGTAATTCATCTGCACCTGGATCAAACGCAGCAAAAAAAATTATGCAATTAATGGGAAGAGGTTCCCACATTGCAGAAACAGACACATTACTAGCTGGATTCTACGCGCAATACGTAGCAACTGGAGATTTAGATTATTCTCCTGGGGATTTAAGCCATCTTCCCGTAGGCGCAAGAAAATTCGTACAACAGGCAAGAAGAGTGTCTGCTCGTTCTGCAGCTCCAACTATGACTACAAATATAGCTGATGTTGAAAAGCTTTCTCAAGCATCAAAAAGATTATTATCAACAGACTTAGGTAGAAGAGGCTTTAAGGTAGAAGCATCACTGGGTGATGTATTATCCGATATAGAGATAGCAGATAAGGCAGCTGCACTAGGAATATCTGAAGCAGAAGTTAGGGCAATGGAGGGTGTTGTATCTTACTCAAAAGGTACTAGAGACTCTAATGCTGGTTATAGATTTTCTTCTTTAGATCCAAGAATTATTGGTCCTGCGCCTCCACCTGGTTTGCCAACAGATGTAAACCTATATCCTGAAAATTTTACTCAATCAATACCAATACAAGACAGTGCCGCAACTAGCCATATTGACAGGATTTTTGCAGACGCTCAAGATAGAAGCTTGGATGTTACTGAATCCTACGGTATACCTGGAATATCGGCAACTTATAATCCAGCTGCTCAAAAAATAATATCTACCGGAATTAATTTTGGTGAGCAGGGCGAAATAGATAGAATGCCGTTATCGGCACGCTATGGGTTTGGACAGCGTTTGAATATGCCAGTTTCAGACTTTGATTCATACAAAGCTGGCATAGCTGGTATGGATGAAGATTCACTAATTCAGTCGTTAACTGCAACCTCAAGACTAACCGCACCAAGTGGAACGCTCGCAGAAGAAATGAGAGGAAAAGCATTTGGTTCTTCTAGTGAAGATATTAATTTTGGTGGTGCGATAAGAAGAGGGTTAGAGACTGGACGAATTGAAGGAGCAGCTAGATTAGCTAGCGGAATAAATAACCCCTACGCTGGAGCAGATATAACAAGTAGGGCATTAAGCGTAGAATTAGCTAAAACAACAGCAGCTGTAGGTAGATCTGCCTATTCAGCTTTTGCTACTCCAGGTTCTGGGGTAGCAGTTACAAAAAACTCAATGAGATTTATTAAGAACGCAGACGTATTATCTGATTTGGGTCTACAAGTATTTAACCCTCAAGATATAACAAAAATAATGAGTGGTTCTTCTATAAGTTCAAAAATATTGGTTGGTAGAGATGTTTTTGAAAGAATGGAAGTTAATGTTGCTGGAGCGGGTGGATTAGTTGAAAGAATGAAACTTTCAGATGCATTGATAGGTACACCCGGTACACAAATTTTACAATCAACAGGCTTAAGCGTAGGCGACACGGTATTACCAGAACACGTAGTCAGCACTGCTGCAGAAATGAATAAAGTAAGATTATCAAAAGTAACTGGTCAAGATACAATAAATGCATTTCTTGGTGGGCAAGGAGCTTATACTCAAAAGCAATCAGACGTGTTAGCATCATCATTACTGGAAGCCGCTGAGTCAGTGGCTAGTGCTTCAGACTTAGGTGGTATAGGAACGGGAATTTCATCAGATTATGCAGCAGAAGGTGTTTCTGATGGGACAAAACAATTAAGAGATTTGCAAGCTTTTATAAATTCAGGAGATAGAGAAGCAGCACTAACTGCTGTTAAAGAAAAAATAGAGACTGGTGGTTTAGGCGTTGCTAGAATAACTAATGACGTGGCGGCAAGTGCAGAAAATACATTAGGGGCAGTTGCAGAGCGGAAGCGGAAATGATATGTTAACCGCTGGAAGAACTTCTAGACTTATAGACATGGATGAAACAGCAGTAGTCTTGTCCCCATTTGAAAATGCAGAAAATACAGGATTAGCTATGGAGTTAACCCCAGCTGAAATGGCAGCTAGATCATCTGCTCAAGACAAACAAGCCATAGGTATAGCAAATCAATTATCTGACACTATAGACGAATCAAAAACTTTAAGGTCAGGAATAACTAGCGAACTTAGTTCTTTAAAGGTAGGAATAAACTACGCTGACAGATCTAGAAACGTTAGGCAAATGTACGCAAACTATAAAAAACCAGTAGGAATTGGTTTAGCAGCTGCAGCTATTGTTGGAGCTGGTTACTATATGTATAACAAGTCAAAAAATGAAACAAACCCATACGACGAAGTTATGGATCAGCAAGAGACTATGCCTGGAAGAGCACCAAGAACAGATATTTATGATCCAGTCCCAGTTCAGGCTTATAGCCAAATAAATGACCCATTAGCTACAGCTGGAGTTGTTGGAAATTTAGATAGATCAAAAATAGGTCACACAAGAATGGGACCAAATAAATATGATTACTTATATAATTAAAGGAAAATAAAATGGCGTTAAACATAGGCAGAGCCATTAGAGGAGCAGGTAAACTTTCTGGTAGAGCAGCATCTTCTACCGCAAAAAACACTGGCGTTAGAAAAGCTGGCATGGGGATGCTTCTTGGTGGAGCAGCAGTTGCTGGTGTTATTAGTGGGTCAAAAAGTTTAGTTGATGGGGCTTTCGATGTTGCTTTTGATAATCCAGAGGCAGACAGAGCATTTACTGGTGGAGACATAGGTCCTGGATATATTTCATCTCAAATAGTTGGCGGACCAATAGGGGCAGCAGGAAAAGCTCTTGGCCCAGTAGGTCAAGCAGCAGGCGCAGCAGCAGCAGGGCCAGTAGCAGTTGGCGGAGGAATGTTAGCTGGGGTGGGAACAGTAGGTCTTGCTGGATCAGCATTAGCATATGGGGCAAGCGAATTAATAGGCAAGGGTGAGAATCTGGCTGCAAAAAAACTGTTTAAAAGAGGTATGTTAGGATCTGGAACAGTAGCAGGGATTGGTGGAGCAGCAATGCTCGGCTCTGCTTACGCAGCAAAAAAGCTAGTTTCAAAGATGTCTACAAGTCCATACGCAAATAGAAGATCTAGTAAAAACCAAGAAGAAAGACTTGGAGCTAGCGGAAGCATTGTTCTCGGAATGCAAAACTCCAGAAGAGGTTACTAATGCCTATTGACCCAATGACCGGACAAAACTTACCGTATCCTGGAGATTATAGTTCTTCTGGTATCCCTGGCCAGGTAACTGGCATGACTACAAGATCACAAAGTAGTTTATTTAACGACGTTCAAAGCAGCCAACCAGGGCTTATGTCTATGTTTGCCTTTAACTCTAGAAGAGGCGCTAACACCATAATGAAAGGTGGCTTCCTAGATACCAATAGAGATAGTAGGCTCTTTAAAAGAAATGACTCTCTTAATAGAATGGTTGGTTCTGGTTCCTCAAGACGCGCAACTGGACTACAGGCTTCGCACATAGACGGTCGTGGAGCAAGATTTGGTAGAGGTTCATACGTTGGCACAATAGGACGTAGAAACGCCAAAATGGCAAAGATGACAGATGCTTTGGCGGATACCACTGGTAAATTAAATGCGTCTGCACCAAGAATGAGACCTTTTATAAAGAACCACTTAGACCCAAGGGCTTTAAATAGGTTCCATTCTGTAACGGCATTAACTGGTGCAAAAAACGCTTATAGTCCTTTTACTGGTTTAAATGATATTGGTGAAAAATTATTTAGTGGAGAAAAATATAAAAAACTAGTTGGTGGTACAGTTGGTGACGACACTAGAATGATGGGTGGCGGAGCATTTGGTATGCTTAGGGCTGCTACCCAAACTGACGCCATTGAAAGAAAAATAGCAAAAAGAACAGCTTCAGGCAAAGATACTACAAGGCTTACAAAAAGGCTAGGTAAAGCTAGGCAATCTATATCAGACATAGCAAGGTCAACTACTCCTGGCTTTGACCCATTTAATATGGCTACAACAACTGTCAAAGATTTGCAGATTGCTCAAGTTAGCGGAAGGTCTACTCCATTCCAACAAGCAAGTCCGACTAAAAAGATTAACCCAGCAACTGGAACAACGCGATTTAGAAATCCAACAACTGGAAGATTTGAAAATAGGTTTAAAACACAACAACCATACTTTAGAAATAGGATGGGAACGCCAGCTGCTCCTCCAGGAGGAGTGGGTCCACCAGCACCTCCTGGGGTAACCGCTTCATCAAACGCAAAGATAATAAGAGGTAGTGGTGGTGGCTACAGTGCGGTTTTGGATGATGGATCGTCTAGGTTTATAAGCCAAGACGTAGGCTCTAAATTTTTCAAAGATGGTGTAGGTTCTACTGGAAACGCTCTAGCATCATCTGCAAGAGGAGAGCTAACAAAAAGAATGTTGGGTTATGCTCGTGGAGCTCAAGGTTTTGCCGAAGCAGGCAACTTATCTGGACAAGCTTTAGCTGGAGCAAGGTCAGCAGTAAACGACGCTGCTACATTAATGAGTAGAATGGATGCAGCTGGAGTAGAGGTCCGTAGATCAGGTGGAAGCAAGGCTGCAAAAATAGCTGATATTAGATCTAGTAGAACAGCAATACATACAACAGCACAAGAGCTTCTCGAAATGCAAAGTCAAGTTGGCGCAGCAGGAAAAAACGCAGGGAAAACATTAACATTAGATTCTTTTAATGCAAACAAAAAAGCAGCACTTAAAGCTGGTGGTCCTACTCAGGCCTTTAAGACTATAGCTGATGATATACTTAGTGTTATACCTGGGGCCCCAGGGTCTGCCACGGCAGCTAGTTCAGTAGCAGTAAACACAAATATGGCGACAGGAACTGGAGCTAAAAAGTTTCTTACAGCTGACGTAACTGAAGCTGTAATAGGCAAAAAAGCTGGCTTGATGGCTGGTCAAGAAATGCTAGAGCAAGGTCTTCTCAAAACCTATGGGGTAAGAGGAGCTGCACAGATAGCTAGGTACGGAGGTAAAGAAGGTGCTAAACTAGTAGGTGCTAGAGTCGGCGTAGCTGCATTAAACTTTGCTAACCCAATATTAACTGCAGCAGCAGTGTATGATATAAGTAAGATGGCTGCAACCGCAGTTATAGGCGGAGGAGCCAGATTTGCAAGGGATGCCATGAAATCTATGCAGGGAAGCATTAATAAGCCTGCTTTTGGCATGGGTTATGTTGATAACGAGGTTGCTGCGACTTCAAGAGCAAGAGGCGTTGCTGCAATACAAAACTCTAGACTAAACGCAAGGAGTGCTTTAGGTTCTGAAGCCGGAATGATGGCTTCCCATTTTGGATAATTATCATGACTAGCTTAAAAGATAAGACTAAAAATTTTAGAGAAAGATTAGAAGCTCTTCCTAGAGAAGATCTTCTTGAGATCCTAAAAGCACAAGACCCAGAAATTATAAAACAAGTAAACAGAATAGAATGGGTCTTTGCTAATAAATTAACTCACGTTAACTGGTCAGACGGATCACCCATTGAGTCTAGGCCATTAACTAATAGAGAATTATCATTATTAGTAGATGAGCCATTTGAGGTTGATAATAATTTGCTAAATGCCGGGCTATCTTCTGAGCAGCAAAGGCAATTACACTACGCAAAAGATCCTTGTCTATGGGCTAAGCATTTCTTGGGTGTAGAAACTAGAGTTTACCAAACTCTGATTTTAAGAGACCCAGCATTAAGAAAAGTTTTAAGAGCTGGTCGTCGTTTAGGTAAAACTTTTACAATGGCAGTTTATCTTTTGCATTACAGCTACACGCATAGAGACGGAAGATGTCTTGTTATTGCGCCAATGAAATCTCACGTGGAATTAATCTACCAAGAAATGGTTAGATTAGCTACAAAAAATAATATAGTCCTTGATTCCATAACAAGAAAAGTAACTAGCCCTCAGTTTATGATTCAGTTTTCTAATGGATCAACAATTAGATTCTTCACATCAGGAATGAGATCTGGAGGCAAGTCAGACGTTGCTCGTGGTCAGGAAGCTCACGTAATTGTGCTTGACGAAATGGACTACATGCACAATGATGACCTTGACGCGCTATACGCAATGCTCCAGAAAACCGCTGAAGACCAACCAGACAAAGTTTTAATAGCAGCATCTACCCCAACTGGTCGTAGAGAAAAATTCTGGGAATGGTGTAGGAATCCTAGGTTTAAGGAATTTTGGTTTCCATCATACGCAAACCCATTCTTTAGTAAAGAACAAGAAGATGAATTTAGAGAACAATATTCCGAAATGGGATATCGCCACGAAATCGAAGCAGACTGGGGAGAAGACTCAGAAGGAGTGTATCCAAGAAGATACGTTGACTTAGCTTTTATAGATCCAGGTTGGTCTTACATACCAACTATAACTTCGGCACGAAGTTTCCATGTTATTGGAGTTGACTGGGACAAATATGGAGCCGGAACAAACATAGTAGTATTAGAAGTTTGTTCTGAAAACTATGAAGAAGCAGAATTTAGAGGCAAGATAAAACTTTGCTTTAGAGAAGAAATAGAAAAGTCTGAATATACATTAACTAAGGCTGTAGCTAGAATTATAGAACTCAACACAATGTTGAACCCAAAACACATATATGTGGACAGAGGCTATGGTGAAGTACAAGTTGAGCTGTTGCGTAAGCATGGTGTAGAAAATCCAAATACTGGATTAAAAGAAAAAGTAAAAGGCGTCAGCTTTGCAGAGACAATAGACATCAGAGACCCTTACACTAAGCTAATGGTCAAAAAAGAGTTAAAGCCTTTTATGGTTGATAACTTAAGACAATTTCTAGAAAGAGAACAATTGTGTATTCCCGCATCTGACGATGACATGTTTATGCAATTAATATCTTATGTCGTAGTAAGAACCACCCAAACTGGAAGACCTGTCTTTGAAGCTGGTGGTTCTGCAGTTGATCACGCGCACGATGCTTTGATATTAGCATTACTGGCAATTACCCAAAACTATGGAGAGTTCAGTAAAGCTAAGTATGCTATGAATACAGAAAGTATATCGAATACATTTTTTATGCCGGAAGAACAACTAGTTTCTTCGACTAATACTTTAGATAATCAACAAAGAGTTGGAAGAGCAGACAAAATTAATGTTGGTACACCCAAAGCGGGATTTAGAAAAAAAACAACCGCTAAGATAAAAAGAAATATGTTTTAGGAGAAATTATGTCAGTAAATATGCCGAACGTCCCACAGTCACCAAATTTATTTGATACTAACCCACCATTTGAAACAAGTGGGTTGACTTCTAGCGAACTAATGGATATGGCTATGCAAAGACAGCCAGACCTAAGAACAATGAATCATTATTTAGGTTCAATGACAGAAGTCATCCCTAGGGGTAATGTTTTGGCAGAAATAGCTGATGCAATAATGTCAATGAGTAAAGTTATTGGAGAAATAGAAGCATTGCTAGATATTACTTATTTAGATAGTTCTTTGTCTCCAGATTTAGAAGAAGCACATAATCAAGTGTGGTCAGAAGTGGTAAATGCTGCAAAAACAGAAGTTTCAGATATTATAACAATATCTCAAAAACCAGCACCTAACTACATAAGTTACCAAGAATACCTTTACGCTGTAGATCATCAGTGTAGGGGCTGTAGAGCATTAGTAATGGAGTACGACGCTTATGTCGGTAAAACTACATTAAGTTTTTACTATGACATTAAGACATTTATATCGTACATGCATTACGAGATGCTACGCATGAACAACGTCATGCTGTATACGATAGGGGATGAATACGACGATGATACAGAAAAAAAGGTC